GATGATCAGCCATTCCTTATTGTCCAGATCGTATATCTCCCAGCCGACATAGACCTCACAAGCCTTGTCCTGCTTGGTCGCCAGCTTCGACTTTTTGAACAAGCCACCGAATATCCCGTCCGGCTTAGTCGCGTCCTCCTTGTTCTGCATGGTCGCCTCTTTGAGGGCTGATTTTGATATCAGCTTGCGTTTCCGGGCCTCCTCAGGGGTGATCCGAAACCGCTCCGCGATCCAGTGCCATTTAACCTCTAACGTCCCGGCATCCTCGGAGAACAGCAGATCCTTCCAGTGGACCCGATCTATGGCATACCGCTCGTTGATCGGGATGGTTTTCGGCTCCAAGAGCGGTTCCCCGTTCTCGTCGAGCAACGGCTCGCCGTCCGATCCTAGAATCGGCTGGTCCGCGTCTGCGTTCTCGATTTCGTCGGCTACGTAATGGGTTTTGATGGCACCAAAGGCCGGATGGGCATCCTGTATGGCAAGCCTGGCCGTGTCTTTGAGTCCGAGTTCCTTTTTCAGGTAATTCAAATGGTTCTGCCGGACCTCGGCCTTCGCCTCATAGAGGGCGATCATCATCGGGTTCGGATCGAAGGACTTTTTCAACTTGACGAAATAGTACGGATCCAGGGAATACAAGATCGGAAGCTGCGCCTGCATATGAGAATAAATCTTATTGACCGTGATCCATTCCTCGGCGTTGATCTCGGGGGGTCTTTGCCGCCCTTCCATGTACTGCGTTGCGATCTCGACCCGGAACGGCTTCTCCCAATCGTCCTCGCGCTTCTTTAGCGCCTTGGCGATCCGCTCTTCCCACAGGGCTTGGATTTCAGCTTTACTCATCGCACCCTCGTATAGGCCACGGATAGGGTCACGCCGTGCCGTTGCGCGTACTTCCGCGCCCTGGCGAGGCGGTTACGCTCCGCCTGCAAAGACCCTGCCGGTGCGCCTTCGCGTTTTTTCGGCTTGGACGGCTTGAACATGCAGTAATAACGAAAAGCGTCATAAATGTGATCTTCCTGGGTTGAGTCAATGTCATCGGGGCGTTTTGGATCTGACCGCAACATCGCCATCGTGCGCCAGAAGGGTTCTAAATTATTGAAAGCGTAAAATTGCGGGAGGGAATGCGCTTCGCGTGTGGTTTTGTCTATGTCATGCTCGATTTGCAGCATCCGGTGGACCTGATGGATGCCTTGCTCCCGATCATTATCGGCCTTGAGGAAACAGATATGCAGTGTAGAACCTGTTTAGAGGATAAGCCTCTTTCTGAATTTTATAGAAAAAGTAGAATAGATGATAGCCCGAGAGTTGGTAAATGCAAATCTTGCCGTAGAGATTATACGGATAAGAAACTTGGTGATAAAAGAGTGCGGTTGAAGCTAGATCACCTCTCCCCTTACGAGAGACTTATTGCCAGAATGAGAATACTAGAAAATGGATGCTGGGAATACACAGGTGCTTTAGGTAGCGCGGGTTATGGGCAGGTAAGGGCGAATAAGAAATTGTTGTATGCACATCATATTTCGTATGAAAAAAATAAAGGCTCTCATGAAAATATGTGTGTTTTACATAGATGTGATAATCCTTCGTGCTTTAATCCAGAGCATTTATTTTTAGGGACGCATCAGGACAATATGATGGATATGACTGTAAAAGGCAGGAATAAGGGTTTATTGAAAATGAATGGATTAAATAGTAGGTGGGAGAGTGTCCGTGCCTCTGTATGAATATAGATGTCTTGATTGCGGCAAGCAAGAGGAACGATATGCTGGCATGGAAGAAAAACTGGCGGAATGCTCAGCTTGCAAAGGCCAGATGAAGCGTTTAATAACCAGCAAGTTTCATTTACATACTGATTACGCCTCACGGGACTTTGTGACCACGGACCTCACCGGCGAGCCGGTTAGAATCACCTCCCGCAAACAGGAACGGGAATTGTGCAAAGAATATGGCGTGGAGCGCAAGGAAGGCCGCCCCGCGAAGAACACGTATGATTTCCGCGTTCACAACAAGCTGAAAGAACGCTGGATATAAGAATTATCTCCACTCGGACTTAGTAATCCGAGCGAGGAGATCCGGCAGCATTGCGAAATGTTGCCACATAGCAGGAGGTCATCATGACCGATAACACCGAAGTGCAGATTGACGCAACCCCCGCAGCGGCACCGGCGACGGCAAGCCCGGCGGATTCGTCAACCCCGGCTAACGTGGCGGCTCAACCCGAGCCAAAGCAGTTTTACGACGCCAAAGATGTCCCCGCCGAGCTTCAAGAAACTTACAAGCGAATGCAGGGATCGTACACCAAGAAAATGCAAGAGGTCAGTTCCTCAAGCAAGGAGCATCGATCTAAGATCGAAGCGTATGACAACTTCATGCGCGATCCGGTCGGCACCATGCAACAACTAGCAGCGCAACAGGGTTACAAGTTAACACGAGCCGAAGCCGCCGCCGCTGCAAAAGAGGCGGAAGCGGATTGGGTTCCGAAAACTTGGGATGAAGTGATTGTAAAGGCCAAGCACGAAGCCAAGCAGGAATTAATGACTGAGATGCAGCCGTTCATGAACGAAATCCGCAACACCAAGCGCAGTCAGATCGAAACCGCCCTGGATAGTGAATATCCGGAATGGCGCGAGCATGAGACCGACATGATCAAACTGATCAACACGCATCCCACCTTGGCGAGCGATCCGGCAATGCTGGTAAGGCTGGCTATCCCGAAAGAAGTATTGGAAAGCAAGGCCACACAGGCCGCGCTCAATAAACTTCGGGACAAGACCGAGGCAAACCGGGCGACGTCGGGCAGTACGACTGCGAAAACGGCAACCGACACTAAACCGGGCGTGTTTAAGAACATCAATGAAGCGGTGGCGTTCGCGAAAGACCGCATCCGCCGTGATGGGATTCGCGCCTAACAGGAGATCACAATGGCACTTACTCGCGGCGATACCTCGCCCTCACAAGTAACAACGAACTACGATGCGTTAAACTAATTGACGCTCTGGAGGTTCAATTAGCATAAATTGAGTCTCCTTAAAAAACCGGGTTAATTCGGCGGAAATCTTACTATAGGCATCTAATGTTGTCGATAGAAGAAAACGCCGAGCCAGCAGGAAAGATTGCGAAAGGCTTTCCGGGCGTGTGTGACGGTCAGGGGTGAATAAATATAATCCCCATAAATATCCGGGCCGAAAGGCGTGACATGACCTGAGCTACCTAGAGATGGGTAGAAGCTGGAAATAGAAAGCCAGCGATAACATAACTGATTGAGCAGTACGCTTGACGCTATGGAGACCACGATCGCGGATAACATCTTCAAAGATTCCGCGTGGCTGGCTGCATTGCGCGAGATGGGCGGCATCAAGATGCAGAACGGCGGTGAACGGATCCGTATGCCGATCATGTTCGGACGCAACTCAACCATCCAGAGTTATGAGAAATACGACACCCTGGATACAACCCCTCAAGAAGGGCTGACTACGGCTTTTTATCCGTGGAAAGAAGTCGCTGGCACTATCGCGATCTCCCGTCTTGAGGAACGGCAGAACAGCGGCGAAGCGCAGATGATCGATTTGTTGGATTGGAAGATTCAGCAAGCGACTTCATCCATGCGCGAAACCCTGAACGGACAGACCCTCCGTGGCACTGTCTCCGGCGCGACCTTTGTTCCGGGGAATGGGGCGAAGGATCTGTATCCCCTGGGGTACTTCTTCCGCAAGCTCTCGCGCACCAACCCCACGACCGGCGGCAACGTCGGCAATATCTCCGTCGCGGAGACGAACGAGGACGGTGAATTGTTTTGGGAGCATCGGACGGCAGCGGCCAACGGTGACAACGATACCGGGAACGACTTCTCGGTAGCGGCGACCACCTACGCCGGACACAAGGCCAACATCCGCAGGATGTATAACTTCTGCGGGCGTGGGTCAGGTGGCTTCCCGAATCTTCTGGTTGGTGATCAGGTTTCCTACGAGACCTATGAAAACGCCCTGGATACTCAGGTGCGCTATACCAACACGAAGATGGCCGACATGGGCTTTGATAACCTGAAAGTCCGTGGCGCAACATTCATCTGGGATGAGGTTATCCCGGATGTCGACACTGGTACAGCAGCGATAACGCTGGGGACGATTTTCTTCCTGAATTTGAACACCATCAAACTGGTGATCGATTCGCAGACGGATATCGTGACTACGCCGTTCATTGAGGCCGAAAACCAGACCGCAAAGGTTGCCAAGATCTTGTTCATGGGTAACATGAGCTGCAACAACCTGCGCAAAAATGGCGTCTTGTACGCCATCTCACAGTCAATCGTTTCCTAAACAAACGGTGACGTAAACCAACGGGAGCGGATAGGGCGCTCCGGCAGTCAACACAGGAGACACAGAAATGATCTTCAAGAAGATGAGCCGGAATTCTCCGGAGACCGCTTTCATCGTGGTCAAGAACGTATCCGGCAGCACCATTACGGCCGGATATTCCTGCGTGTTCGACGTCGGCGCTTCTGTCGATGGCGTGCGCGTTTCACAAGCGGATACCGCTGATTTGCAGGCTTACGCCGGGGTCGCGGATGCGGATATCGCCGACAGCGCCTTCGGGCTGGTGCAGGTCTACGGCTATCGTGCTACGACCTACATCTACAGTTCCGCAGGGTCGAGCGTGGCCGGGGACAACCTGACGGTGGTTAACGGCGAATGGGGCATGACGCCGATTGCCTCAACCACAGTGAAGCATTTTGGCTTCCTGTGCGAGGCTATCGCGGCCAGTTCCTCCTCGCAGTACCATCTCAACGCTAAATTTTGGCTCACCATTCAGAAATGGATGGATGATATTCTTGTGAATTGCTGGGACATCTCTCTGAGACAATCAGCAGCCTAGCCGAAAGGAAGGTTCAACGACTATCCCGGAAGGGAGTACACTCAAGCGAGTGGAAGTACAAGACATCCGTCAGGATGAAGATATAGTCTCATCTGCATGGCGACATGCAGCAGCGAAAGCGGTTTAGAAAGTAGCGAGTCTAAGCGAAGATAAATGAAATGTTTCATCCGCGCTCTATAACAATAGAGGATTAAGCGGTTAAGTGGTATAATGCCCTCCATCTTAATCGGTGGAGGGTGTTTACATGAGAACATCAGTAATTTACTGCATCAGGAACACAGTTACGGATAAGGTTTATGTTGGATCTGCAACGAATGGACTTTCAAGCAGGAAATATTTGCATAGGCGGTTATTGAAGGAGAACAGACATCATTCTTTGCATTTGCAAAGGGCATGGGATAAGTATGGAGAAGTGGTTTTTACTTGGACTGTTTTAGAAAAGGTGAAAGTCAGAGACAAAACATTTTTACTTAGTCGTGAACAGTATTGGATGGATGAATTTAAGTCTTACGAAATTGAACACGGATATAATATAAACCCAACAGCAGGAAGTAACGCAGGGGCGGAGTTTTATAAGACTGAATCGTTCCTAACCAAACAGAGAGCGAACGGATTAAAGATGGCTGACAGGATGAGGGTTATGGCCTCCCATCCACATTCGATGGAACGAAGAATTGAGAACTCGAAAGACAGATGTCTATTAACGGAAGAACAAGTTATTGAGGTCAGGAGGTTGTTATTGACAGGGATGAGGCAGATTGATATAGGTAAATTATTCAATGTTTCAGGTGGGACAATATCAGGCATAAAGAGAAACAGCATATTGGCTCATGGCGGAACCGGAGGTAAGGATTACCAGCCAAGAATGAAAATGAGCAAGATAACGGATGAGGATCGGGTAAGAGTAAAGGAAATGTATGGGACTCTTACTCAAGTGCAGATCGCAGAAAAGACCGGATACAGTCAATCCGTAATCTCAAATATAGTTCGTGGTAATTAATATTTTACCGTAGGGGGTAAATATGAAATATACGTGGAAATGCGAACATTGCGGACATGATGGGTGGCTGTATGAACAAATCACAGTAAGAAATACAGGCGGTTCATTTTTGCATAAGTTTGTGCATGGTGAATACAAAACATTATTTCGTCGTAAATGCGGTAAATGCTTGCAGCCTATCCGCCCAATAGACGAATCAATGGTCTTGGATAAGGAATGAGGATAGCCTTTGTCGATCTCTCGACGAAGCTGGAGACGGTCCACGATCTTGAAACCCGAGCGCGTGGCGGCATGGTTACGAGCCTATTCAAGGTTTCGGACTACCTCGCCCGTTTTGCCGACGTGGAAGTTCTCAGCGACATCGAAGAAGCCGGGACCACGGAAGCCGGGGTAAAGTGGGTTCACGAGCCGACCAGCCCTTATGATTTTCTGATCACCAATCGCGGGACGGCGGGCGGGTTCGATTACATCACCGCCAGACATAGGATCTTATGGACGCACGATCTCCCCCACCTGGGGTTCATCCCTGAGCCGAGAACCATCAAAGCCTATGCCGCGACCGTGTTCATGTCGCGCTTTGGCGAACGGATCTGGCGCTCCATGTACCGTGATATCGGGCGTTCTTTTCTCATCCCGAACGGTGTGGATAAGTCCATATTTTACCCTAGAGACAAGGACTTATCGTATATACTCTACGCCTCGGCCCCGAATCGTGGGCTGCGGAAGTTGCCGTTTCTGTTTGACTGTATGCAAGCCAGACAGGACCGCCCGCTGAAAATGGTGGCGTACTCTAACATGGAAGTGTTGCACCCGAACGAAAAGGTCACAAGCAAGGACGCATGGCGGGAACTCTACGAAGCCTATAACGAGGTCTCGGAAAGCCAAGTCATTCTGAAAGATCCGATCCCTCAAGTCGAACTGGCCGAGGAAATGGGACGGGCCGGATTATTGGTCATGCCCACGGAATATCCAGAGATATGCTGTAATGTGATTCTGCAAGCCCTCGCATCCGGGACGCCGGTTGTCACAACCGGGAAGATCGGCTCACAGGGCGAGTGGGTTACGAAAAAGAACGGCAGGCTTACAGAATGGTTACCTCACGACTACATGATTTATGTACTGGATTTTGTGCGCAAGTCCTGTGAGATCCTGGAAAACGAGAAACTACACCGTAAGCTGATTCAGGGGGCGGCCAATACGAGAGTCTATTCCTGGGACGAGATAGGGGCGCAGTGGTGGAAAATGTTAACGAAACTCAGATAGGGGGTGATATGGAAGAATACTGGCACGAAGGCGAGGGCATGGCGTATTTTCGCTGTATGTTGTGCGGGCGGCCTGTATCCACAAAGCAGATCCACGAGCAAGGCGAATGCTCCCACTGTGGCGGGAAGCGGATGCAGCCTACCAGTTTGACCTTTATTGAAAAGGTCATCGAGGTAATCAAGCACCCCTCTCTTTTGAAGGGGCTTTTGTGAACCTCTATCAACCGACTGAAATAGAACGGCAGGCATACAAAGACATATCCATCTGTATCTTGTCCCCGTGCAAAGATTACTACACCTCAGCCAAGTTCGCCCGGTCGATGGCAAACATGATCTGCTATTCATGGCTGAATGGGTTGAAGATCCATTTGTTTGGCATGACCGAACGGATGGTGGTGCATTGGGCCAGAAACGCCTTAGCCAGACAGGCCAAGGAAAAGCTCTCGGAATTCACTGGGAAGAAGTTCACCCACCTTTTGTGGTTGGACGACGACCATGTATTTAATCCCGATCTGGCTTGTTGGCTCGCTCAATACCACGAGAGAGACATGGTATCCGCCCTGTACTACATGCGGGCAGGGGAGCCGTTCCCCGTTGTCTACACCCGCCAAGATGCAGACAAAGAGGATGTCTACCGGCACAATCCCATCGTCATCCCACCGAATGTTTTGTTTGAGTGCGACGCGGTAGGCTTTGGAGCGTTAATGATGCGCCGGGATGTTCTGGATCGCGTCCCTGAGCCGTGGTTCACGTTTCAGGATGCGGGGGAGGACATCGCCTTTTGCGTACAGGCGAAAAAGCACGGCATCAAGATATTCTGCGATCCGCAGTACAAGCTCGGGCATATCGGTGATCCGGCCATAATCACCGAGTCAACCTACGATCAATACATGGCGAAGAATCGGGATTCGTTAGGGGAAGTCCGGAAAGTGGCTTTCAACACATGAGGATGTCAGCATGTCTATTTTCTCAAACTCAGAGCGCAGGCAGGTATTTTTCAATTACGGTCGGCACGATGCGGCCCGCGGGCGGTATGTCAAAGCGCCGTTCGATCTCATTCTGATCGGGAATGATTGGTGCCTGATCACCAATTCCGGGGAGGGGCAGGGGACCGAGAACATGGCGGCCTATACCGGCAAGAACGCCCTGGTGGGTGCGGATGAGTACGACACCGAAGCCTATGTCATGGGGCGTGAAGAGGGCTGGCATTCTCTGACAAGCATCGTAGTGGAGCCGCATGAATTGGGTTCCGGTGCCGAGAATGGCTGGAAGGGCTGCCATCGTTTCGGTTGGATTTAATGGGGTGGCTTCGGCCTTAATTGACAGCGCCCTATCCGCTGAAAGCCCCACCTAATGAACCATCTCGAAAAGCAAGTCCTGCGCCTGATTGGGGAGAATGTCGATTCCCCTGATGTATTCCAGGACACGCCCGCGACTATCGCCCCGGTCCGTGATTCGATTACGGACGCCATTGAAGAACTGATCATGGTGACCGGGGGCTATACCGAGACGGTGGCGATCCCCCTTGTGTCTGGCAAGGGCCTATACCGACTGAACTTCCATCGCGGGACTTTCGCCTGGGTGAAAGATGCGTGGCTGTGCTCTAATAAGCGCCGTCTGACGCAGACCTCCATAACCCGATTGGGAATGATCGAGCCAAGATGGATGGAGTTCACCGGGACGCCAGCGGAATACTTTTTCATCGGCACGGAGATTGTTGGTTTCTGGCGCAAGCCGTCCTCATCCTCGGACGTGGTGGAAATGGAATGTGTAGTCATCCCCGCGCCCTACACCTCGGACGCGGAACGGGTGAAGCTTCGGCAATCCTATGAACGCTATGTCGTGCAGTACGCTGTCGCTGAATATCATGCTTCACGTGGGGATGCGATGGAAGCGGAGCGGAATTTTGCCATGTACGTGAAGGGGGCCGGGTTGACGGATAAGTATTCACTGTTCCAGGATCGGAACTTCAGGCAGAAGATGCAACCGGCAGAAACGCAAAATGACTCTATCTGATGAACTCTACAAGATCCGCCGTTACCTCAGAGACCCGGACGGGAATATCTGGGGCACAGACTTGCTGATCGATTTGTACAACCAAGCGCAGCAGGACGTACAGAATGAAACCAGTGTCCTTGAGGATGTATCTATCGTCCCGGTTCCGCCGCTTTACGACGCCGCATACCTGCATGACTGCGAGCTGGAGTTTTGCACCGGACTGGTCTACCAAGCCCTGCGGCAGAATCAGAACTTCTTCACCTATTGCGCCCATTTCGAGGTGCAGGAGAATTTCGGCCTTGAAGCGGATGTCTCCGATTCCGGGGATTGCGCCTATACCCATCCTTTTGAGGCATGGTTCGCCAATCCGAATAAACCTGTGGAGTTCCCATTCCCCGACACTTTCCATTCCGCGAATGGTATTTATTACGATGAGATGTCGATCAACTATCGCCCGAAGAAAGACATCTCCCGACAAGATCCTTCCTTCATGACGCACTCAGGGACAACGCAATGGTATTACCGCGAGGATGATTACGGGAATACCTTCATCCCTTACCCGCGCCCGTCAACCGCCACATGGGACGATTCCGGGGCCGGGATGGTGACCTCAATAGACGGGGATACCGTAGGGGCTGAGATCGGCGTCATCATCGGCAGAACCGAAACCTTGCTTTCCTCGGAAACCGGACTGGCCGTTACTGCTTTGGAGACGGAGAATAATTTCACCATCTTCCACGACGTAGCGCCGCCGGATGTGAACGGGCCAGGGGATGAGTTGGTCTGGCCGGAATTCCTGAAAAAATACATCCGTTATCGGGTGCTGGAATTGGCTTACATGACGGACAACGACGGGCGGATCATCTCTTTGGGCGACTTCTGGCGGAAACGCTATCAGTTGGGTTTAGTGGCGATTCGTAAGTACATGGCGAACCGGCATCGAGATCGGGAATACCGTCTCAGGACCAAAGGCGCTTTTAGTCGTAGTTCAGTTCGTCATCCTAGATTACCCGATACCTTCCCGGCTATATGAGCCTGATATTCAAGCCAACAGGGACGCTGGATGTTTCTACGGCGGCGACCGACTTACCGGAAGAGAACGGATTCTCCGGGATGATGACGCGCTGCAAGAATCTCAGACTTGAGCGGAACGGGATCGCGGTAACCCGGCACGGATCCAGCGTGATCGGCAATTCAGCCTTAGCGCGGGCCGCGAATCTGATAGTCGAGCAGAACGGGGACCGGGTGTCTTTTGCCGGGACCGTGGCCTATATCAACGAAACCTCATTCGCTACAGGGTTAGCGGATTCTGACTGGTCAGCCATTCGCTACAATTCCTATAATGACACTGAACAGCGAGTGTTTGCGCTGAACGGGACGGATCGAAAGAAAGTCATCCCCGGAGCCGGGAGTCCGGCCCCTTCAGCGACAGCGGCGGAATGGGGGATAACCGCACCCGCCGCGGCCCCCACTGTTGCGGTCGGGGCTGGGTCTGGTCTAACGGGAACCTACGGCGCGAAGTACACCTATTGCGTGAAGTCTGGCTCGGTAGTGGTTACGGAGTCAAACCCCTCCCCGGCGGCTTCGGTCAGTCTGACAAATCAATCCTGCAAGATCACGTATGCCATACCATCCGATTCACAGGTCACGCATATCCGCATGTACCGGACGACAGCGGGAGGTTCGATTTACTATCATGACACGGATGAGGCGGTGGATGGCTTCGATCCATATATCGATTCTGCGGTTGCGGATACGAGTCTCGGATCTCAAGTGGAGACTGACCACGACCGTCCGCCATTGGGTACGATTGTAATCGGGCCACTTTATAACGGGCTGTGTTTTATCTGCAAGGATAATCTGCTTTATTGGTGCAAAGCTAAACAGCCCGAATACTGGCCGGCCAATAACTTCATCGAGGTCGGGCCGAAGCAATTTCCGATCACGGCGGCGGTTATCTTCGACGGACAACTGTACCTTCTGACCAAAGGGCAAATCTGGTGGATCCAGGGAACGACTTCGGGCGCCTTCAATCCCGCGCCCCTGGAATCTCTCTGCGGAGCGCCGCATCAATATGGCGCGACGGCCGTGAAGGGGCGGGGGATATACCACATCGGGCCGGACGGGATTTATCTGTATTATTCCGGCAGGGATAAAAAGATATCCTACGCCTTCGAGACGGTATTTCCAGATTCAGGAACAGTCAACGGCGACACGACCAACGGGGTAACGGGCGTCCCTGCGGATACTGGAACTCACTGGCTGGTGCAATACCTGAACAAGATATATTTCCATTACGGCGACGGGTCAATGCTAATCACCGATATGGATAACGAAAAGTCATTCTATCACGATTACGGGACCGCACTTTCGGCCCCATGCGTGGACAAGACAAACGAGCGGTTTCTTGTTTGCGACGCGGACGGGCAGATCGTGCAGATTGAAGATCCGTCAGTGACCACGGATGACGGCACGGCGATCAGTTGGGATATCCAGTCGAAGGACTACACCCTCCAGACCCGCGCCCATTTTCCCAGGTGGGTGAAATACGATGTTGACGTATCCGGCGCGAGCGGTGTAACTGGCAGCCTCTTGTTAGATGATGCCGTGCATCAGGAACATAGTTTAACCACATCGAGAAGTACCGAAAGAAGGCTCGTCAAGACCGGCAACGGGTCTAGGGTTGCCTTACGTTTAGCAGGGTCGGGGGTAGCGTCGATTTACGCAATCGAGAGCGAATAAATGATCCAGGTAATAGGGTACGTGGAGATAAACGGCGTCAGGACGTTTTCTGATGACGCCATGCTGGCGGCGTTCGAGACGCTAGAAAAAGATCGGATCCTCGACGTGGTATTTTCGGATGACCCGGTAACTTCATTCGATCAGTTCTTGGCGATTATGAAAAACCCGGCGAATACCGTCTCGGTGATTCTGCTCGATCATGAGATCGTCGGGCTGGCATGGCTGAACCAAGCACACAAGAATCATGCCTTTGTGCATTACGCCTTGTTTCGGGAAGTCTGGGGGCGATATACCATGCCCATCGCGGAAGCGTGTCTCGATTATTGGTTTTCGTTCACGGACGAGAGCGGCAACAAACTCATCGAGGTTTTGCTCGGCCAAACCCCGGAATGGAACCGGCGGGCGATCAATTATACAAAACGACTCGGCTGGACAGTGTTAGGGACTGTGCCTCTTATTGCCAACGGCAGCGGTTTAATCATCAGCTATCTGACGCGAGATCAATACTATGGGAAAAAGCAGCGGTAACGTCCAGGCCCCGAATACGCAGGCAGTCGATGAATACGGCAGGGCGGCGGCGCGGATCGCGGAGCAGCTCTACGGGACTACCCAAGGGGTCCGGGGGGCGGTAACTAATCAATTCACCGAGATGATGGGCGGTACTCAGTCGCCAGTTGGCGGCAATCCTCTGGCGGACACGCCCTATAACACAGGGGCCGGTAACTGGCAGCAATTCTCAGGGGGCGGGTTCGATGGCGCGGCCTACCTCGCCGCGAATCCGGATGTCGCCCAAGATCCGGTATTCGCCGCAAATCCTTATCTGCATTACACCCGTCATGGCAGGAGCGAGGGGCGTAGTCTTGGCCTTCCAACAACTACCCCTGTAGTTACCCCGGCAACTACCCCGGATCCAGCACTTTCTCCCGGCGGGCCGGTTGGGGTCAGGGAGTTCAGCGATGTTCAGGCCGCGCTAAATCCATTTATCGAAAACGCGGATATTTACACTGCACACCCGGATAATCCGGCTTTGTACGGTGGGGCGAAAGCGGCCCTTGAGGAGCAATACCGGATTGCGCGGGAGAACGCCATGTCCATGCTCCCGACAGGCGGATCGCTCAACGCTGGCCTTGTAGGCTTGGAAGGCGGGCGGGCTTACGGGCTGTCGCAAATTATGGCTGAACTCGCTTCCCAAGACGCCGCCGCACAGGAAAGAGGGCTGGATCGCGCCATAGGTGTCGGCGGGGCGCAGGTGGATATCAATCAACGGCAAATTGACCGGGCCTTGCAATTAGCCTCCGGGGGTACGGCCGGGGCATTGCAGGGCTTTTCAGTTGGTGGAAACTTAGCCTCCAATGCCGCCGGGATTCAGGCTGGTATGTACAGCGCACAACAGGCCAGGCAGGGGGCCGCAAAACAAGGCATGGGGCAAGCCGCAGGGCAGATCGGGGCGGCGGCGGTTAAAAAATGTTGGGTTGCCCGTGAGGTTTACGGCGAGACCGATCCAAGATGGTTGCTGTTTCGTGAATGGCTTGAAAACAGCGGTCCTCGTTGGCTGGATAAAACATATACCAATCATGGTGAGTCATTCGCCGCCTTCATCCGGAATAAGCCGAGGTTGAAATCAATTATTCGATATTTTATGGATCGGGTGATTTATGGGTGCTGAATTTGTCTCTGGATTAGGTCAGGGGATTGCGCAAGCACAACAACAGGCGCAGCAACAGGAATTCCTCGACCTGCAAAAGAAGCTCCTGAAAGCACAAGCCAAGGCCGCGGAAATCGAACTGGAGACGAAAGCCAAGGTTCAGGGCGTCATGGGGCGCGGCATCGAACAGATGCGCAATGCTCGCCCGGACGGGACCATGCCTGCGCCTTACCAAAATGCCGGACAGCCAGCGCCAAAGCTGACCGACATCTTAACTCAGGCGGCGATGGCTTCCGGGGATACCGGGCAGATCATGAATATGCTGAAAATGCAGCAGGAGCAAGGACAGATTGCGGGGCAGAACGCCATCCAAGAGCAGATCCTTGCCCGGATGAGCGGCGGGACTGGCGGTCAAGGAATGACCGAATCCTATAGCCTCGGCCCGCGTGGCGCGACGGTGAATATGGAGCCGACAAAGGGGGTGTTCAGGGAGGTCACAGATCCGGGCGGCGGCAAGAGCGATCTCCTGGTTGACCCGATCACAGGCCAGCCGATGGGCGGCGGGATGCGGACTGCCCCTGCGGTAGCAGACTTGCCGGCCCCGGCTTCGGAATATGCCGCGCATCTGGATCCGAAAACTCTAGGGACGCCGCAAGGTTTGATGACGCTGAACCAATTAGCGAAGTTGCCTCGGGTCACGGACGAGCAATTCAAGAACGTACAATCTTCCAAGCGATCTCTGCGTCTGCTGGATGGGATCCGGCCCTTGTCGGATAAGGTCTTTGCGGGCATCAACGATATCAAAGATCAACTCAAGTCCGGCGTCAAAATCAAGGTCCAGTCGGCCTTGAATCAAAATACCGATATCGCCCTGTATGAATCCCGCCGGCTTGAGTTGCTGAACTTCGTCCGTGCTATCCAAGGGGCCGGAACCATCACCGAGACAGATGCCGACGCCGCCGCTTCCGCTTTGGCCGATCTGGCCGCAGATAAGTTACTGGCCTTGCCGGATACCGAAAAAACCGCCCACGCCAAGATGGATCTATTGGAAAAATCCCTTGGGGCCTCGATTGTCGATATCCTCGGCGAGGATTCATTACGCGGCGAATGGCGCGGGGCAAGTGACGGCTGGGGTATCGTGAAATAATGCCCGTAACCAAAGTCAAAGCCCCGAGCGGCGAAATCATCCAGGTGCAACACCCGGATGGCGCGTCGGAAGCGGAGATCATCAAATTCGCGCAAGCCTCGCGCCAGCAGTCACATGCGCCGACAACTCAGGCGGGACCGACGGTGCCGGGGTTTGTAAAGGATCAATTCAACCAATTCAAGGAGGACGTGGCTCAAGCGCCCCGCGCACCTGGAATGGTCATGGACTACGTGAAGCAAAACAAAGAGCCGTTAATGAAAATGCTTCCCGACATCGCCGCGACCGCTTTAACGCTGACCCCGTGGGGTGCGCCTATGGCACCGGCAAAGGCGGCTAATTTTGTCGCCAGCAAAACCCCGGCGGCCCTGCCTTTGATCAGCGATTTACTTATGCCAATGGGACTTGACATCCTTGCCCGCAAGGGCGCGGCAACATTAGCGACCAATGCGATCCGCTTTGCTCCTTCCATCGCCGCATCAGGGATAGGCGGGGCAGGCGGGGCGGTTGTCCGCGATCTGAATGACAAGAAGGTTCTGTCGGAACTGAAAGACGAACCTACAGAAGAACAAATCAAGACGATATTTGATCGTGCCGCAGGTGAATCCGGGCGGCAGATGATGCTTGAAATCGGCGGTGATGCGGTTTACAGGGGATTCGAAAAGCTGTTCCTCCCCAACGCCGAACTACTGACCCAGGAGGGCGAGCGGGTCATTCGCTTTGCCAGGGAGAATAAACTACCGCTTTTACCTGGTACGACAACCGGGACCAAGAACTGGGCCGCTTCAATTATCGAGTCCTTCGCGCCGTCGGGTTATGTGGTTAAACAACGGACTGAGGCGATGGCGAAACTGTTAGAAGCCCCGGTTGAGGATTCCAGCGCCTTTATCTGGAAGTTAATGCAACAGGAGGGGAAGGACATAAGCAAGGAAGCTGCCACTAATCCGAAGTTCAGGTCCATAGTTAAGATTATCCAAGATTCGATGGATGATATGACCGGATTACAGAAAATCAGTAATCAGAAGGCTCCGGGGATGTCCGGGTATATCCTGAATGGCTCGAAGTTGCTGAAAAACCTTCAGGGGGCCGATAAATGGATGGACAAGGAATCCCTTGTCGCATTGGAGAATCTGGCCCTATATGCAAAGGCTGTGCATCGCGATATCAATCAATTCGCGCTTGGATCGGCCTCAATAACGAAAGGCTTCCAAGCCGTACCGCAAGCGGTCAATGTAGCGACCACGGGGCTTATTCTTGCGCCGTTGGTCACTTCCTACGGGCAGGAGAGAGATCAGCCATCGCTTAAAATCGGCCCTATAGACGCTACTGTTGGCGAAACAGCCGTAGCAATCGCGGCTTTCCCGATTGCCGCATTTCTGGCTGACAGCATAACGAATCCGCGATCCAATTTGTTCCGCTGGGTAACTACCGGGGCCGTGGACGGGAAAATACTCAAAAACATGATCCGCGCCGATATGACCGCCACCGGAAGAATGCTGGCGCGGGAACAGACCGGGAAGCAGGAATTAGATCGAACTGCTATGGACATGCCATCGAAACCACCTAATTCATTCCCAGACGATCTGGGTTTTGACCCGTTGATGCACATGCTCAAAGACAAACTCAAGCGCATGGGAGAATAAGGCTATGGCGACAATCACGAAAGGCAAGGCGATCCGTGCCGATCTCGATAACTTCGACGGGACGCTGGCTACATCCAGAACTTCCTCAAGCGGCGGCACCACGACCGGACTGAAAATAGGGAATCATATCGACGTGCTGTCCGTGTTCGGATCCGGCGATCCGAATAACATGACGGATAACACAATCACCAAGGCGATCAACGCGCTCGGCGCGGCCAATATCGGGCTTGAATTTGCTCCGGGCACTTGGGCCATATCGAATAACGTAACAATCCCGAGTAACTTAACGGTCATCGCCCCGGCGGGCTGTATCTTTAGCCCGGCATCCGGGAAGACTCTCACGATTGCCGGTATCTTCTTCCGCGAACATACCACTTATTCAAGCGGGGCTGGCACGGTCACGATATCCGGCCAAGATGCACTTGCTCAAGATTTACAGAGTTACGGGCAATACGTATTCCCAGGCACCCAGAACGCATCATCCAACGTCAACACCTTGGACGATTACGAGGAAGGGACGTGGACGCCGGTTATTAGCGACGGCACCAATGACGCAACCACAGACGCACAGGAGGGCGATTACACCAAAATCGGCAACAAGGTATTTATCTCTGGGAAGATCGCAATATCAAGCCTCGGCAGCGTGAGTGGCGCTATTCGTATCACTGGATTGCCCTTCCCCTCTTCCGGGACCACCCAAGGATGCGCTGGAGGCATTACGGTAGTCAATTCATCCGGCTTGGCTATAACTGCCGGGCATTCAGTCACGGGCACAGTAGGTAACGCGATATCTTATATAATACTCAATCTGTGGGACGCGACTACTGGCACCACGGCCATGCAAGGATCTGAATTATCCGCTGATGGGCGTTTGGATTTCTTCGGCCATTACCAAGCCGCAACATAACCAATGAATAAGCTGATCCTCGCGCTGTTTCTGTTTCTATCCAACTGCCAAGGCCATTGGATAGTTATTCCTCCGCCGGAACTCGCCCCAGGGTGCGGCCCAGAGTATTGCGTCGGCCCGCCTAGATGACGCTGCCATTAATCCCCTATAATATATCTGGGTACGATCTAGATTCCGTCAAAAACGAACTCGGATCGATCCTTGCTGATATCGCCAGGCAATTTGCGAGCGAAACGGCGGCAACGCTTGCGCTAGGTGAACACACCACCGAATTCTTAACCTACCAATACGGCACGACCGCTGCCGCCAGTTCTCATTCCGGGATATCTACCGGATACATCATCCAGACGCGCTATCACGATTCCAACAAGACCGCAGGCTCCGGGGCGCAGTTCCGATTCACCGGGACCACAACGGCAGGGAAGGGTGGAACATGGCCGAATGCGGATGGGTATTTTTATGATGCTGACGGGAAACAGTTTTCCGTAATTGGTGTGCCAATAAATGTCAGGTGGTTCGGCGCTACCGGGGACGGTGTTACGAATGATTACGCCGCTTGTGCCGCTGCTGTCGCCGCAGTTGAAGTTTCCGGCGGTGGGTTGGTATATTCCCCTGCTGGGACTTACCTGTTAGGCACTACCCTTACCTGTACAAATCTAGGGGTAATTTTGGATGGGGATGGGGTTGATAACACAGTATTAAAAGCATCCCACACCTCCGGGCCAGTAGTTAGAATCAAAGGGGCTTTCTCTGGCGTAACTAATTTATCTGTTGATGCGACCGCTGCCAGAACTTCGGGCGGGGCGATAACGGATTACGGTATTCTTCAAGAACCGCCTGACACCGCTAGCACAACCGCGAAAGGCTGCGTATACAAGAGCTTCATCGTTCGTAATCAGCCTGGGCATGGGCTTGCTTTAGTCAATGGTTTCATGGGCGTAGAAATATCTACATTTCGTGTCCATGACAACAGCGGGCATGGTGTGATTATCGATGGTGGGGCATTGACCGGAAGAACGAACACAACCAGGGCGGGCGGGGTAGAAATTAAGAATGGGGTAATACAAGATAACGTAGGGCATTCAATTTGTGCCGGGGCTGATGATGGAACAACGGCTAGCATTTGTTATCGTATACATGTAAATGATGTAGATACATTCCGCAATGCGATTACTGCGGGGGTTAGAAAATCGGCGCACGACGCATGGTTTTATACCGAAAGTTCTGTTATTGAGCTAAGTGCTTTTAGTGGGTATACCGGATCTGCGCCAAGGGTGGCTACCATCGGCGGTGTTGCTATGGCTGGGCGCTCAAATTTCATGCGTAATAATCGCTACATTGATGTGCTGAATAATGCGGTTACAATTTATAATTACACGGCGCAGAGTACCAGAGGGATTATTATTGATGAATTGCTGATCACAGGTGAAGTACAGGTTGCCCTAGATCCGGCCATCGTAGTCAGCTCTGGCGCTACCCATATCCGCGCTCGTAGTTTGAATGTTACCAACATCACTTCACTCATGACGTCCACGGCGGTTACGGCTGAATCAGAGCTTGGGAATAGTACCCGTAGTTGGGCTGGTGATCTAACTTTGGCGGGTGCTTTTTCTGCCGACAACCTAACCTTGACCGACCCGTTCACCGGCCAGATCGCAGATATAACTTACCCACTAATGTCTTATGGTGGGTATAAATTTGACGGATCTACCAATTACCTAGACACGAATGTACTGACCGGGATCGCGGACGGGAAGAAGTTCAGCGTATTTGTGCATATTCGTTTTGCCAATGCGGCATCTGGCGCCTCAGAACTTATTATTTCCAACAATAATTCAGTTTTTTTGCTGTCCAGGGGAACCACTGGCAATATCTCCTTGACTGGCAAGAACGCAGGTGGGACCACGATTTTAAGTATCGCGACTACTGGCACGCCTTGCGCGTCGGCTGGAACATACGCCATTATGGTTTCCGGCGATCTAGCGACCGCTGGATCAGGGAAGATTTATATCAACCAAGCCTCTAATTATGCTGAAACGACATTTACCAATGACACCATTGACTACACTGTATCGGAATGGTCAATCGGGGCTGGTATTACCGGCAGTTCTAAGTTCACCGGGGATATGTACACTGTCTGGTTCGATACCGCATCCAACTTAGATTTTAGTTCTTCGGCGGTTCGCAGGAGATTTATTGATGTGAATGGAGTCCCGGTATTCCTTGGTCGGAATGGGGAGTTGCCAACGGGCATGACTCCTATTCTGTTTCATGGATACGATGATTACACCTCATGGCCAAGAAACAGGGGGGCGGCGACTTCTGCCTGGACTGAAAACGGCACCCCGGCAGCAGTGACCACGGCAATGAACGGCCAAGCCGTACCGATAGCAACCATCGGAATTCCTAAGACCGTCACAGCGGATTACACGATTGACCGCACCGGCACCACCATTATCAATAACCGTGCTGCTACGAATACCTTAACCCTGCCGGATGCCGCGCTGAACGGTGGGCGCAGACTACGCATACAGACCATTCAGGCGCAAACTGTAGTATCCGCATCCAGTAATGTTGTGCCGATAGCTGGTGGCGCGGCTGGCACAGCGATACTCGCGGCTGTGGATGGCGAATGGGCCGACTTGGAAAGTGACGGAACAAATTGGCAAATTACCGCCAACTAGTCCATAATTGCCATATGATCCATCCCGACATGTTCCCACAAAAGCCCCTGCGTAAGGTGATTATTGATTGCCTCAAACGCCTGCTCAGATTTTCGAGGACCGCCTCGCCGTAGAGGGTCAGTATCTTGTCTTGGGTATTTGCATAGCATCACCATGGTAAGTCGTCATCAATAAAGGCATCTGGATCTGACGGCGGACGCCGCGCCGAAGGAGGTTTCTGACCAGCCCCTTGAGGCTGATCGGGGGCCGCAGATCCTCGGCCCGGTTTCCAGTCATCTATTTTCGCAAACCACTTGTCCGGATCTTTCTTCGAGACCAGAATGTTCAGGTTGATGTACTCGCCCTCATGCCATTGATTCAGGTAATCAAGCAATTTCTGTACCTGAATGGATATCCTGCCCTTGACGAAATCCGGCGCTTTGGGATGGGGCGGCTTGACGTACAGTCCGGGGATGAATTTGTCAGTCATGTTTTAACCTCGCGTGAGTCTATCTTTGCCATTTTCCGCTCACCCCTGTCTACTCTACCGGGTATGAAAAATCTTGCCTTTTAGAGCCGATCCACCGGCCTAGTTTATTAATTTCCATGCCCCTTTGAGACATTTGCTCCGAGGTCAGGCAGGAACCGTTGTTTCTGTGCAACATGAAGGCATTTTCGGAGTTGAATATCTTCTCACAACCCCCACAGCCGCAGATCCGACTGCCGGGGTTGCCGAGCTTACCGACATAGGCGGGGATGGTCATTGAACGTCCTCCAGTTCTTTCAGTTTGGCGCGAGCGGCCAGCATTTCTTTATATAATTCTGTGCCTGAATAATCCACTTTAATCCACGCATCAAAAGTTCGGATAAACTCCTCCGTGGCCTTGAGCTTTTCGGCTGACTTCTCGGTTTCGGTCATTTTGTTACCCCTAGCCATTCACGAAAAGAATACCCACAATCAGATCGTAACCAATCACGGTATCTCTGTTGGCTGCGCGTAAGTTTTGGCGCTGGCGGGCTGTTCAGTGCCACATAATCAATCCCTTTTGCAGTCACCATAAAAAGATCGTCTCCGCCTGTTAGTTCATTGCCTGACCATTTCCTTACCATCAATCCCTGTTCTACCAGGAGCAAACAATGGTCATAGGAATAATTACCTGGGCCGCAAACATAACGGTTCCGGTATTGATTCCCTTCCCCATATTGGTTCAGACCCAGCGAGTGCTGGAGGATATGCAAGCGTTCGGTTTCGGTCATATCAATACTCCAGCTTCACATTGGCTATAACAACCACGACCGCGACCGCGACCACGACCCCGACCACGACCCCGACCACGACCCCGACCACGACCCCGACCGCGACCCCGACCGCGACCCCGACCGCGACAAATAATACGTAAGGATTATCATTTCTGAGATTCCGGGAGTGGGTGCTTCCAAGGGAAGAAGTCGGTAACAGACTGGATATTTATATAGGCTCTACCAACCGGCTCAACCTCTTTCAGAGTTCCCTCCTTGATAGCGTTCATGAATCTACCGGAATCTGCAATCCAGGCAGCGTTTTCCAGTTCAAGGATGTTCCCAATTACCTTTTTTACCCGTCCCGTTAAATGGTAGGTCACGGTACGGAAGAAGAATTTCTCTCCAACCATGTACTGTAGTGATTGTATCTCCTTGTAACAGTCCTCGCCTAATTGGGTCTTGATATGTTCAAAAGTCTCCTCTGATATTTCGATGGTTCTCATAGTGTTCTCCTCTTAATAGTTAAGTGACACATGCTTAATCTTGCCGTCACGGATGGCATCAACTATCGCTTTAGCGAATAAATCAGCTGGCACAGGGGCATTGTAAAGGACTTCTTTGAAGGAGATTAGCGCCTCCTCTTCTACCTTCGCCCTGACTTTCGCCCTTGCTAAATCAATGGCCTCACCAAATTCCTGCGCGTTCATTTAACTGCCCTCAGTCCGCTAACGAATACCTCCTGTTCCCTGGTCAGTCGAGTCAGAAGGTATTCAGTCGTCCACCAACTACACTCCGCCAAAACCTCTCTCGCCCCCGCGTCATCCTGATTGTCCGCATACTCCCGCAGCAAATCCAAAGCCGCATCGACCTTCCGTTCCGCCTCCTCCATGTCCTTCTTGAATTGCTCCTTCTGCCTGCCGATATGCCCGCGTTCCGCTTTCTGGACGCAGAGGTTATGCAGTTCAAACTGTGCCTCGACACTCAAATGCCGTAACAGGGCGAACAGGTTGAAGTAGTCGGGTGTGTCGATACACCGCTTGTATTCGTCCCGTTCCTCGTCGGAATAGGTGATTTCAGGGGCTTCCTTAGGCTGAAACTCAATCCCTTCATGCTCATTGATAACCTCAATCGCCTTGCCCATGATTTCCGTGCCTTTTGATTGCGGCAGGGTTTTATAGGCTCGTTTGATGGCGATTTTCTTGACCATTTCTGTGTAATACTTAACATAGACGTTATTCTCCAACTTCCAGCCGCCTTCCTTGACCGCATCCTTGTAGGCTTCCGAGTCATTCCTTATCTGGTTGACCTCGGCAATAGTCATGGTTTCCACCAATACCGTGCCATCGGTCATCAGAGCCATGGCATAGACGCCGACCAACTCTCCCCGGTCGCCAAAAGGCTGCGCGGAAAATTCCGGCTCCACATGAAATCCCTTGTACTTGAAGGTGTCATTTGCATACACCAGTTCGGCCTTCAATGCCTTGATGATGCCGGTATCAGTGGCAAGACGGGTTAGCCCACGGTAGGAGATGTCCAGACACACGCACTGGACTTTATTCACCTTACGCGGCACCAGATAGGCTAGGGCCAACGCAGGGTTCAGGGATATCCCGATAGCCGCCACATTGGAAATCGCCGCCTGTAGGCTGTCAGGGTTGCCTCTAGCTACATCCAGAAGGTAACTGTTGCGCAGGAGTAGCTGCTTGGCGAACTCACTCTCCTTGGCAAAGTCCAGCCGGTTGATGCTGTGCTGATTGAGTTGCTGAAAGTAGTCCTTCTGTCTGCCGATGAAAGAAACAACCTTTTCGGCCACATCGCTGATTTTGAGTTCTTTGCTGTCGTTCATCGTTCCTCCTCGTTAACCTGCCAAATCACTCGCCGTACACCTGCTTGTATTCTGACCAGACGTTATTGCAGAAAGCTGAGAGTTCGGCGGTACTTGATATTTCTAGCCTCGTCGGTACTCGCAACCACTTCGCCACTCTCCGCCCGAATGCCGCATCCTTGGCCGCTTGGCGCATATCGTCAAAATCACCCGCCTTTCTGTGTTCCTCGACCTGTTTCGGGCTGACCTGCCCGGAGTCGATGCAGGCGAGCAGAGCATCATCATGGTGAGCGGCAAAAGTGCCAAGATAATCCCATTGAGCCTTATCAAACTCATCCGTCTGATCCAAACCGACGTTACGATTTGGCGCAACCTTCTCCGCCTTGGCCAGCGTCTTTCCCAGGGTCTCGGCGGGGGTACGGGCTTGGAAGTATTTACCTTCGGGGCCACATGCCACGGCACGGGCTTTGCGGCAATATAGCGCATTGCCGTCTACCACATCCACGCACTCAGGATGCAAACAGTAAGGGTTTTCGTAACACCGGCAATCTATACATTTGTTCATAAATCCTCCTTATACTCGAAGATATTCGGACGCCCTTTGGTCCAGCCGCAGCCGCATTCCTTGGCGTGGAGGGCCATGATTTCAGGCTCACACGCCGTCCAGGCTTGGTCATACGCCGCCATGGCTTGCTCATACGCCGCCCTGGCTTGGTCACACGCCGCCCTGGCTTGGTCACACGCCGTCCAGGCTTGGTCATACGCCGCCCCGGCTTTGACTAGCTCATCAGGCAAAACCCCTACGGCCAGCTTAAACAAGTGCTTCCTGCGGGCTATCTGCCCAGCCGTTTCCTCACGCGCCTTTACCGTGTCTATCTCATAGAGCCGATCCTCGAACGACGGAATAAATTCCAGTGGCGACCACGCGCTGTGGTGCGCGTGCCATACGGCAACGCAGCTCATACCTCCTCCTTCGCGAGCCTCTCGGCTACCTTTTCTTGATAATCATGCACAAATTCAGCCTGCTCTTCCTCGGTTAATTGCTGAAACAGAAAGGCCGCGTTCTTGCAGGCCGCATAAGCCTTGGCATAGGCCCGCTCCATTCGCTGTTCCTCGGCCTCGGTGATCCATTTAAGTTCCTCATCGGAGCGCAAGGGAAGCTCCATGCGGGATTTGATGTTTTCGTTCATAGTGCTTCCATATTTTCAAAATCAGATTTAGGATCGAACCAATCATCGTTTATAATATGCCCGATTGCGATAATCAGGCCGAATTCCGATTCCTTTCTAACCCTGATTGTTTTCCCCGGCAATCTCCCCCATTCTGAAACTCCGGCAATTTCCATGACCCTCCAGATAAAATGTCCTGCGTAGTTTTTTTGGTTGGTGGAGTTGGTGAAGCATTTTGGCAGGTATAAAGAATACCCACCAAAACCTTGCCCTGTCCCACCAAAATCAAGATGCACCCACGCAGATAATAGCCCATGATCGTCATTAGTGATGGTTGCTGATTTTATCAGTGCATTTTTTATTACCATAGTCTCGTTCCTCCTGTTACTACTAAGTATACTAAAATAAACTTGCAATGCAAAATATATTTTTCTATACTGATGGAGACATCATAGGAATTACTATGCGCAATCCACTCAAAGCAGCAATTAAAATCGTCGGCCTGAGCCAGTTGGCACGGTATTTGAATATCTCGCCACAGCGGCTTAATCATTGGGTTAAGAAGGGGCTGCCTCGGTCGGAGTGGACCGGGGAGACGAAATACGCCGTGTGGATATCTAACGCGATCCACAACGCCACGTATGGCGGCGAACGCATGTACATATCCGCCGACGAACTGCTCGGCTGGAGCCTGCGCCAACGCAAGCGGGCCAAGAGACTGACAGGAGGCTAAAATGAATAGAGAGGAATATGAAAAAGATTTATTTAGAAGGCGCAAAGTTTTAGCCGATAAAAGAAAAACTCGCGCATGGCAGCCATGTTTGCACGATGCCTGTCCTGAATGTGCAGGGACTGAAACTAAATGCGACGGGACAGTGTGTATCCACATGATATCCTGTCCATGCCCAAAATGCACCCCGTATCATTTATGACAGGAAGCTAACCATGAAACTCACCAAGAAAGCCCCCGCGCCAAGTTCATGCGTGCGCGTAGACGTATGATTAGATTCATGCAGAAGATATTGGAGGACTCACAATGATTAACTTTAACAACATGAATGACACAGACAAGACTTTAATAGTGTTTTTCACTTTATTGGCGACCGTTTTAATAACGCTTTGTCTCAGCATCACGTTTTATAACGTGAGCCAAGACAAAAGGGTAATGGAAATGTTTACAGCAGCGGTCACGGCCGGGGAATCCCCGTTGGCCGCCTCATGCGCAATTAATAACAGTTATGGGAGTAGGCCAGATTGCGCGATATTGGTTGCAAAGATGAGGGACGCAGAATGAAATTATTTTTTGATTCCCTAATCTGTTGGGTATGGATCCTAACCACAAACTGAGAGGACTCACAATGATTAAACTCGACGGCAAGTACCGCCTATCTTGGGACCACTGCGAACTAGCGGAGGGGGAATGACCCTCTTCCTCGCCTGCCTTATTAACAGCGTCCAGTATCTTTGCCCACGCTGCGGGAAACTCGCCCTTATAAGTGCCTGCTTTGGCCTGTGGTGCCAGCATTGTAAGAATGGAACGCGCAAGGCTTGACGGGGATGGGATGGTGGGCTTTTTTATTATCGGCTGGATATGCGATCATGGTTGAATCTTTAGATGTGGGTACTGTGGATGGTGTGCGCGTGAGGATTATGGCAAGTACAGAAAGCAGTCATTCTGCGGTTGTTCCGAAAGCCACTTACCAAAAAAGCGACTATAGGATCAGGTCATTCCTGTCACTGACTCCAAACCAAGCAGTACCCACTTCTAAGGGTTTAGCGATCATGCTTGAAACGCGACTGTACGGAAATGTAACGCATGGTCTGTTACGGAGGCATCATGGCAACGCAAGATAAACCGTATACCGGACGCGCCGGAGGCTTGGTAGGTGGTCCCGCAAGGGCTAAGAAGCTATCCCCTAAACGTCGGCGCGAGATCGCCAGCATGGGCGGGAAAGCGGCTAAAGAAAATAGATTGCGAAAGCTCTTGACAGTGGCAGAGCAGGGAACTATTCTTGAAAACAGTAAATAAAAAGGCCGGGTTAGTTCAGGAACTTCCCCGGCCAGCTATCAAAGTGATTCCGGCACTTGACGGCTTCTTCCTAGATTTTAGCCGAAGATCCCCCCAAGTTAAAGCGTTTTCACCGAAAATAGCCGGATTTGTTCCTGATGCCATGCGCGATGGCTGTAAACAGGATGCGCAGAATCTCGCTCAAGGATACCCGACCCCGTCAACGAGAGTGAGTCCTAATTTAAAGAAAGCATTTAGGCTGATCTGTCTTTATGGCAGATGGATTATCAGGGATCTAACCACCCCTGGTAGCAGGCATAGATACTTATGCAGGCAGACAAGTACACGCCGAGAGGTGCCCTGGTACGGCTTTAAAGTGGAAAGGGGGATAGGTTTGCTTGATAGAATATTCTGGAGGGGATATGCAAAGATGCGGATTATGTAGGTATGTATACGGCAAGAAAGATTACTTGTTCTGTCGTCGCTACCCGCCACAAAGCGAGAATGGGCGATATTGGTATCCTGATATTTCTGAATCTGACTGGTGCGGCGAATACAAATCCGCTACCGCTGCCAAGAAAGCAGAAGGTTTTACCCCTCCCTCAATACGTGATATCCGTGAATACTGTACTGAAATTGAATCGCAAGCCGATCCAGCGCAGATATTCAACCACTACACAGCGAACGGATGGATACGCGGCAAAACCAAAATGAAAGACTGGAAAGCCGCTGTCCGGGGCTGGAGTTCGAGGGAGGGGAGATGAATGTTCTTGATTTATTTTCAGGTATTGGTGGTTTTTCACTTGGTCTCGAAAGGGCTGGATTTAAGACAGTTGCCTTTTGTGAAATCGATCCATTTTGCCGGAAAGTATTAAAAAAGCACTGGTCGGACATACCAATTTATGAAGATATCAGAACTCTTACCAGAGAACGACTTATTTCCGATGGAATTGGAACAATCGATGTCATCACAGGCGGATTCCCCTGTCAGGACATCAGTTCAGCAGGGAAGGGCAGTGGTATCAACGGGAAGCGTAGTGGGTTATGGTCTGAACTCGCCAGAATTATTGGCGAAATTCGACCGTGTTACGCGATTGTGGAGAACGTCGCAGCACTCCTTGGTGGCGACAGGGGAGGATGGTTTGGCAGAGTTCTCGGAGACCTGGCCGAGATCGGGTATGATGCGGAATGGCATTGCATACCAGCTTCTGCCATTGGTGCGCCTCACGAGCGCGACAGGGTATGGATCATCGCAACCAACACCAACAGCGACGGACTGGAAGCGTACACCGATGAAAGCTCAATATGCCAATCGGCCTTCTACAGAGGGTTGTCCAGACGACTTGGCGAAATGGGCAGTTCGGGTGAGTGGAATACAACACGCCCGATTGGTGCCAGATCTATGGGAATGGACGATGGGATTTCCGCTGATGTGGACAGAATTAAATCACTCGGAAACGCTGTCGTCCCCCAAATCCCTGAAATCATTGGACGAGCAATTATGAAGGCAGAGCATGAACAAAACCTGCCGTAAATGTGGGGCTACTTATACCGGCATCTCCTGCGATGACTGCGGGGGAGGGCGTGACAACTCCATCCCGGCGCCGCCGAAAATCTGCTCCGTCATGGGCTGCCGCAACGACACCGCTATCAACCGCGTCCAACTCCGCGCCCCTGACGGCACGATTTTTGTCCCACCCAGTGCGCTGAAATACTGCCATGAAAGAGGTGGGCGGCAATATCCTCATGCCGGTTATGACTTCGTTGCCAACATTACCCGTTGTGCCGATTGCTACCTGCGCGAGATGGGCCCGGATTGGCGGGAAACGCTGATTGCCGAGGGGATGGTAAGACATCCGTCAATTAAAGAGGCGAACTATGCGGACGAAGGGGACAGGAAAGACTTGTACGCGTTAATCAAACTGGTTCCGTTCCGGCGTGTTCCTTTGCCGGAACGCGAGGACCGTAATGTTGAGGCCGTCCTTACCGGGCGGGTAGTCACGGCTGACGCTGCGCCGGATTTGAGCAAATACCAACGAGGAGAGAGATGAAGATGGGCATACCTAACAGACTGGAGGAGAGAGAGCATGGCACAAATAACACTTAATCTTGACGGCGAAGCATTACGCGAGGCTACCGTACAGGCGATGTTAGGGGTTTTAACCCCTGAGACACGAGCGCAAATCATGGAGAGTGCAATACGTGCTCTTCTTACCCCAAGCACAAGCTCATGGGATAGAAACAAATCTCCGATAGAGTTAGCGTTTGAACATGCCGTCGGACAAATTGCCAGAGAGGAAGCTCACAAACTTGTGGCTGAAGACGAGGCGCTTCGGACGCGCATGAAGGAATTGTTGCGCGTGACGGCAGACAGGTTGCTGGATGTCGATGTGGATAAGCTAACCGAGCGCATGGCTAATTCACTCGCGGAATCAATGAAGGGGAGATAACCATGAAACTATCAAAGCATCTCAGGCTGTTGAAACACCTGCATAATCGCCTTTGCTTCACCATCAAGGACGTGGTGCGCGTCACGGACAGCAACAATCCCTATCGCACAGTCGAACACCTCAAGGAGCATATCAACTTGGACGCTATCGACGTGCGCAAGGGTGATATCGGCTTCCGTGTGTATTACATCGCTGGACGCGACTGTTCCAAGCGAGCGGCCTTATCCATGATAGGGCGTATGGGTTGGAGGGTAGCGGCGTGAAACGCGCTGATTATATTTGGTTAGTCGAGGCTATAGGCGTAGATGGCAATCGCCTGAATAGCTCCCCATTCAATACCCGCCGATTGGCGCGATGCTATCGGGATTATCTGCGCAAGAGCGTCAAGCGGGCCATTTACCGCATCGTTAAATTCGAGAGGGTGAAATCATGGAAAAGAAACCTGCAATCAAACGCAAAACGCAAGGCTTTGGCAATAAGCCTATCGCCTCGCTGACCGTGCGCGGGGCTGATACATTCTCTCCGGCAACCCAGCGGCAAATCTGTGATTGGTTGGACTCATGCAAAGAACTGGTGAAGAAACCGAACGAACTCTGCAAAACCTTCCACGCCCGGTATTGGGGGTGGGAATGAACGAGTTACCCTGGTCTGAACGTGTGGTGATGCTATCCCTCAATCCTGGGGCCGCCACTCCTGCGGATGTCGCAAGGTTGACGGCTGAGTTGATGGAAGCGAAAAAAGCTCTATCCGACGTTGCCATCATGGCGTCTGGTTTGCGCCTCACCTTGGAGGAATTGAAACGATGACCGGCCTTACCCGCCACAACCCCGGCCAAGTGCTGCCGCTTGATAGGCACCCGAAAGCCTGCCCGTTAGGCTCCTGTGCCGCGCCCCTGCCGCCGTCGAAAAAGACCGGCCAACGCAAGGGGCAAGGGGAGTGGAAAGCTCTGTGTCCGTTTCACGGTTATGTGGTTTACGACGTGAGGTGATGGTATGGAGCTTGTAAAATTAAACACCCCGCCAAGCGAACAAGGTTGGTATTGGTGCTGCGAAGGATACTCGCCCTACGGAATGTACGTTGTGCATGTGTCCGGTCAGGGCGGCCACAATGACCATGAGATTACTTACAGCGAAGCCGCTGAGATAGAAGCGGATTGGTGGGGGCCGATACAGGCACCGACGGTATGATCTTCCACCACACCACCAACGGCCATCTCTCCGACTGCAAGCAGTTTTTGATCGCGCCGTACATTACCGGGTCAATCCGCAGTCACATCCTGTATACGTGGCATGAAGAGAGTAAAACCATGTCGCAGTTATTGGGCATGGGGACGTATGACGAAATGGTAGCGGAAGCAGAGCGGAGGGCTAAATCATGACACTGCCAAACGGTAAATATCGGACCAAGAACGGATCGACGATGACCATATCCGGCGAGCATGGCGGGCGGGGCGAGGTTGAGTTTGACTGGCTGGAAGAGGGAGGTTGTTGTGATTGCCACGCCGAACCCTACGAGGTAGACGGTGATCTCATTTGGTATTGCGATTATTGCGGCGGCGGTCGGGCTGAATTGAGGGCGGAGAGATGAGCAAGTGGATTTCAGTAGACGAATCACTGCCGGAACTCGATGTCCCGGTCTGGCTGCAATGCCCGGATGGCATATTCATCGGCTGTCGCAGCGATGATGGCGAGGGTTGGCTGTGGGGTAAATGTTACGACGATATCTGGCACGATAATGGCTGGCACACGACAACCTGCGACACTGATGACTATCAGCCTACTCACTGGCAGACATTGCCGGAGCCGCCCGAGTGAAGATTGATAAAACCTACGTCCTCGATCCGAAGTTTCACTTGGATAATATCCGGCACAACGCCATGCTATTTATCGCCAGTCTGGTGATCGACGAGAAGGATAAGCCTATCGAGATTCGCATCAAGACGCACACCAAAACAAAGAGCGACGAACAGCGGGCATGGCTGCATAAATGCTATACCATCGTCGGCGATGCGTTAGGGTATCCGCCAGGGTGTATCAAGGAAGCCAACAAGCAGCGAGTATTCGGATCCGATGTCGTCATCGTCGGGCGTAAATCATACGTCATAACCCCATCATCTGAGCGCGACGAGGACGGCGAATTACGTAGTACGGTGGATTACGGCAGATTGATTGACGAGATATACATTATGGCTGCGGAAGCTGGGGTTGCGTTGCCGGATCCAGATCCGAGACTGAGGCGCAATGTGAAACGACGGCCAGTAGTGGCCGGATAACCGAGGACCGAGAGAATGAAAGACATCTGTATTGCTATTATAGTTAGTAGCATCTTCGGCGCGGCCGTTGGCGTGACTGTAGGTTATAGCGCAAAAGCATTCATGCGCATTGAATCTCCTTGCACCTTCCCGCCCATCACCTTTGAGCAGCAGCGACTTCTCGATGCCATAGAACAGCAAATCTTTCTGGGCCGTGGTGTAATGGGGCTATTATCAGAGCATCGCCTGTACCGCCGTGGCGAGACTGAGCATATCACGCCGGAGGAGGCGGAGGAATTTACACGGGCGGCGATTAAACTTTACAAAACGGGAGAATGAAGATGAACGACAAGAAAGCAAGGGCACTCCGAAAACTGGCGCAACAACAGTCCGTTGGCTTGCCAAAGGTGAGTTACATAGGGATACGAAAAAAGCAGGCGAGAAGGCCAGGGATAACGCATTACCTATCGCCGCAATGTACGCGTGGCATTTACCAGAAGTTGAAGAAATTGTATGCCGCGCCGCGCTGATCGCAATCAAAAAGAAATCATCGTCGCCCTGCGTAAAATCGGCTGTTCGGTATTCCCGACGCATAAGGTCGGGCATGGGTTCCCGGATTTGGCAGTTGGGTACACCGACAAGTGCGGGGTTCGCCATACCTGTCTGATGGAGGTTAAGGATGGTGAACTTCCGCCGAGCCGGAAGAAATTGACCACGGATGAAAAGCTGTTTCACTTCGGTTGGCGCGGGGAAGTTGCTATTATTTATTCGGTCGATGAGGCGATAAAGTATGTTCTTCAAGCCTAACCCTATGCGTTGCAAAGCTTACCGCGACTTCGTAGCATCGCTTCCCTGTTGCGGCTGCGGCGGGCTGAGTGATGAGGCACATCACATCATTGACGCGGGGCTTGGCGGTGGCATGGGAACGAAGGAAAGCGACTCGCATACCCTACCCCTCTGCCGGCGGTGTCATAACCTGCTGCATCACGATGTCGGGGAGTGGGAATTGCACTTTGGCGACCAGGCGACTTTCGTTCTGCGAACGCAAATCAAGGCCGAGGCGGCGGGGTGGAGGTTGACGCATGACTGACCCTCGCATCTCCCTTGCCATCGCCGAGTACGGGGCTGCTATCGTGGCGCGGATGGTAGCGACCGGCAATCCCTACGATGTATCGCAAGCGGCGGCTGTACAGATGCAGGATATTGGCAAGTTCTTTTCATCGCCGCAGGGTTTGAGGCTGGTTGAACAGTTGGAGGGGAAGGAATGACTTTTTACGTCTGCACTACCCATACAGGCAGGGAAATCATCGCGGAACAGGCTTTACTGGAGGCAGGGTATCCTGTCTATAACCCGAAATGTTATCACGACAATTTAGCCCACCGGCGCAAGGATGAGCAAATTAGTATGTTTCCTGGTTATGTCTTTGTCAATCTGGAAGTGGGCCGAGACGACTTTCATTCAATCCGTTATTTGAAGGGCGTCAAACGTGGCGAATCAGGCTCCGGGCTGGTTGCGTTCGGTGGGCAACTAGCGGTATGTGGTCCTGCGGTAATGGAAACGGTACGGCGGATGGAGGCTATGGCAAAGCCGAATTTCTACAAACCCGGCGACAAGGTAATCGCCAAAATTGAAATCAGGGACTACCCAGGCGGCCCGATAAGGCATTATGAACTACCAGCGAATATCCTTTCCCTGTCGGGCAGGAAGCGGGCCGAAGTATTGGTTAACTTACTTGGCAGCATGAACGCGATGACCGTATACCTGAACAGACTTGAGCCAGCAGCGGCATGACCTTGCAATCCCCTTATTTTTTGCTAAACTTAGGTTTGGATCTGTTTCGGTTTCCCCCCGAAACCTTGGATGTTTTACTCTGCAAAATTCGCGCCACACGGCGCATAACGGCCAAAGGTCCCCCATCTTTGGCCTTGCTTCCCCCGGCGGATCCCCGCCGGGGGCTTTTAATGACCCCAAGGAACCATATGTGACAACGCCTGCCACAGAGATTGGGCTTGCCCTGCTTATTATTCTGCTCTTAGTGAGAGATATCATCATTCCCTTGTTCAAGGGGGATGTGAACAAATCCATCTCGGCGCATTTTGACCGGGCCTCCGCTTTGTCCGAGGCGACGAATAAACAATTAGGGATTGTAGCCGAAACGCTGGCGGAAAATAAACAGAAGATATCGGATCTGCATGAATGGCATAAGCCGGATTTTAATGGCCGCCAGACGTGGCGGGATGATTCGATGATTAAGGCGACGGCGGAGAATATAGGCAGGCTTTTTTCCAAAATGAACGACGGGTTCGCCGACATTCTGGCGGCAATCCATAATCGCAAACCATGATGGCTACCTTTCTGCCCGCGTATACTGCCGTAATGGGGGCCGAAGGCGGTTACTCCAATCGGGCGGCGGATCGTGGCGGTGAAACGTATAAGGGTATCTCACGCAAATATCATCCGCATTGGCCGGGTTGGGCGATCCTTGACCAGTATCCACTGCCGGACAAGAAAGGGGTGAGCGACAATCCCACCTTGCAAGGTATGGTAAAAGACTTCTACAAGGCCGAGTATTGGGACAAGTTTAGAGGGGACGAGATCCGCTCTCAAACGATTGCCGAAGAAATGCTGGATACCGCCGTCAACACGGGCTTAGGGTCGGCGATGAAGTTCCTCCAACGGGCATTGAATGTCCTGAATCGCCGGGGGAAACTATACCCTGACTTGGAGATAGATGGAGGGATGGGACCGGCAACTCTGGCCGCTGTCAATACCCTGACCGAAGATACCCTATTGTTCAAAGTGCTGAATGTCCTCCAAGGGGAACATTACGTGGAAATCATGCTGAATGACGAGACCCAAGAGGATAACGCACGGGGTTGGTTCAGCCGGATCAACTTTGAGAAAATGACATGAGAGGATCCGTGAATACCGCTTGGATAGTCGGCCTGCTGGTCGCCCTATTGTGCGTTATCGCCATTGCCGCACTTGTCTCATTTTCGGCACAGGCCGGGGATATCCAACAGACCGTTACCGACGTCTCACTGACTGAACAAATTTTAGCCAAAGTTCAGTCAATCCTTGACCTGTACGGATGGAGTCTCGCCGGGGTATTCGTCTCCCCTTTCATCGTCTTTCGGGCCGTCCAGTATGCCAAAAAGGCCGCTAAATCGGTAGGCCGCCCCCTGAATCGGTGGGTTATGGATGGAGTCTCGACGGTTTCCGTATTCGGCCTGTCCTACCTGTTCCTGTCCCAAGATGTGGGCGGGGTTAAGACGGCTATAGTCGCGGGGGTGATCGCCTCCCTTCATACTGTCATCGTCAAGGCGATATTCAAGTTCGCCCCGGAACGTGTGGCCGCCGTCCTGACGGACGGGGTGTATGTCGATGACCGGACGACATTCGCCGCCCGTACCGTAGCGGCTGTCGTGGGTAAACGTGGTGATTTGCGGTCTGAATCCCGCGGGCCGGATACCGAAGACAAGACCGAGCCGAAGTGATCTGGATACTGACCATTGTGGTAATCACTTTTATAGGCGTCGCCCTATGGGCCGCCCACGACGCAGGCAGGATATGATTAATGCCAATCCTCGACACCCTGAAACGCTATTCCGTAGCCATCCTGACCGCACTGGCTTCGATTCTGGCGGCGATCTTCTTTCTCCGGAGGTCTAGTAGCACCCATGAACAATCCGCAACCAGCGCAGGCGCAGCCGCCGCAGAACATGAAGAAATGGCAGACCTTGCACTTGAGCAAGCCAAGTCAGAGGTCAAAGCCGCCGAGTCTCTCCACGTGGATGCAGAACAAGCCGCGACTGTCCGCGAAGAAAAGCCCGTAACCGAAGTGGTCAAGCGGGCGAAAAGAGGTTGGAAGGCATGACAATTCAGATCCGCGCAGGGTTCCCCCGCATCCTCCTGTCGCTATCCTCCCTCGCGGTCTGCGCGGGTCTGATCTCCTGTGCGCAGCCCGTGACGTACCGTGAGATTGTTTCCGAATACGCAACAATGAAGGTTGCTATTCCTGAGCCTATTCCGGTCGAGATGCGGGCCATGGATTCCCTTGATTGCAATGGTCTGATTTGCACCATGACAGAGGATGACTTTCGGGCCTCGGAGGCCGACAAACAGGCATTGGCACGGGTCAAGCAGGCCGTCGAGTTGGAGAATCAATCCCGCGTCCGGGCGTATAATTCCCTGCTACTGGCCTTGAGTCACGAGGACATGGCCCGCCAAAAGGAGTCCGAACGCGCTGAAAACCTGGAACGCGCCCTCGACAAAGAACGCACCGCCAATGCCCTGCAAAAGTGGCTGGAACGCGCCCTCTTCCTCATGGGCGTGTACGTGATGGGGACGCTTTAAGTGGCACGGGCAGAGCTATATTATTCGGTGGCTAATGCACAGCATTATAAAACTGCCGGAGTGCAACATGTTGTAGCAACAGTTGCAGATCCAAGCATAAAATATGCGTTCCTTATCGATCCAGTAGGGTTCAAAGTATATTACATAAAATCGACAAATGATTCGGTAACGTGGTCCAGTCCAATCTTATTATTTAATAATACCATTTATGCACTGTCCGTCACGTATGACCGCTGGAGTGGTATAGCTGCGGGTTTAATCCATGTCGCGGTTGTCAATTTTGACAATGGAGATATTGAATATCGTAGTATCGACACAGAAAATTCTGATACGCTCAGTGCCACAAAAACGGTCGCAGCTTTAACCTCTGCGGCTAACGGTGGGTGGTTATCGATCACCCGAGCGCGTGGGGGTAATTTGCTGTTATATAGTTGCATAGACGCTGGGGTTGAGGGTGGGTTCTACCGTATGCAGAATGCTAATGTCCCAAATGGCGCGTGGGACGCAGCACGGACCAGTCCAGAGACGTTAGCAACTACCGATCAGGCAATTCTGGTTCCAGGTTTTGCGGCGGATGCGAATGATGTTATGTGCATGTTCATTGATGCCTCTGCTAACGAGTTGAGTCGCTATGTTTATGACGACTCTGCGGATACGTGGGCTGAGACTAGCATAGTTTCTCTCACGGATACAGTTGCCACGACATCATTCCCGCATTTTGCTGCAACAGTGGATTTAGCTAACTCACAGATTTTGTTAATTGCGTGGAATAATGTCGATACTCTCAATGCTGATCTGTTGGCCTGGACTATTACAGAATCAGCGATCACAGCCTGTACCGACGTAATCACCAATAGCACGGATGATCAAGGATTTGCTGCTCTAGGTATCGACATAGATACTGGCGATGTATATGCAGTGTATGGCGGGCTCTCTAACGGATCGGAGACGTTCCCAACAGCTATCAATTTGTATTACAAAATATCAACAGATGGTATGGCGACTTGGGGTACGGAAACTAAATTAACAACCCAAACAGGGGCAGCTATATCTATTCTGTGGCTCTGCATGACACCGCGATTCAGCGGCATCGGTAACTTGGTGGTTGCTTACATGCAATTATTAACGACCACATGGCTTAGGCTAAATGTGCAGCTGCCAGCTAGTGGCGGCCCGAAAATGGTAGGTAGCGGGGGCTTGGCTGGATGAACGACTACGCACTAGGTGAAGTCATCTATTGGGCGTTTACAACCAGGGCTTTTGCAACTGGTGTGCCCACGGCTTTAGCTGGGTCACCGACTCTCGAAATATACGAGAATGACTCAACATCACCAATAGTCGAAGGTGCCTCCAAGCTGGTTCTTACCCAGAACCTAAACAGTATCAACGGGTTTAATCTAGCGACTATAACCGCTACGACAGGCAATGGATTCGAAGTCGGCAAGGATTACCACATAATCGTCAAGACCGGCACGGTTGGCGGCACCTCAGTAGCGGGGGAGGTAGTCGGGCGTTTTTCTATTGGCAGGCTGAATGTGACCAAGTGGGCGGCGACCGCTGTCACGACCTCCGCGACTACCGCGCTCCCGGAAGTAGACGCAAAATCAATAAGCAACGATGCTACGGCGGCGGATAACCTTGAATTAATTACCGAGTTAGCCCGTGGGGTGACTCTTAATACTACCGGCGGCACTACAGGCAGTGATGCCGACGATGTAGTGGATCTAGTCTGGGATGAGTTGATAGTTGGCGGGCACAACATCAATAATTCCGCCGGGAAACGGTTGAGGTTAGTTTCTTCGGCCATTAGTATAGACGGGACCGTGAACGACGCCGGGGCCACGACCACGCAATTTATCGGTGATTCTGGGTTGTCAGCGGTGGATAATTTCTATAATGATATGATTCTGATATTCACCGACGGGGCATTGGCAGGGATAGCGCGGCCTGTAGCTGATTATGTCGGGGCATCGCGGACGTTTACTATTGATGAAGCCCTGCCTTCGGCCCCTGCTAACGGGGTTGGCTTTGCCATACAATCGACCCACATCCACCCGGTTTCCCAGATCCGGGATGCCATTCTACCCGCCAAGAATGTAGCCCTGTCAAACATCGAATTCCTGATGGTAGACGCAACTGATTTCGCTACCCCGGAAACTGGGCTGACCGTATCAGGGACACGCTCTATCGACGGCGCAGCATTCGGGGCTGTTACAGGTACGATTGCTGAGGTCGCTAACGGCATCTATCAACTGGATGCCAGCCAAGCCGATATGAACGGGACCATAATTACATTCAGGTTCACGGCGACGGGTGCGGCGGCGACTTACCTTACCATCAGGACCGGCGGATGATTCAGTTTGATTTAGGGCGGCAATTACCGCAACGGCACACTACGTTCCAGGGGGTAGGGCAATACGTCATTCTGGGGCAATTACACGCGGTTACCGGTGGCGCTCCGCCTGCTGTCAGCCCTCAATTCCGGGGCTTTCTCGTCAACGTAGGCCGGTTAATGCGTGCTGGTTGATTTTTAACCAGTTGTAAGCCATACTGTTCCGCATGGTGAAAATCATGCGATATGAACTTGCTTATCTGGACTCCTGCGAAGTGGTCCGCTTGCTGCCGGTCGAGGCAGAGAATGAGGAAGAGGCGCAAGCCCTTATCGATGAACTTGCGCCCGGTTTGGTCTTGGGGTTCAGGCTGGCTGCCTAGCCTGTTATCGTCTCAAGGAGTATTCCCTAAAAGAAAAAAGGAAAAAAAAGAAAGAAAGAGCATATCACGAGTTTTTGCAGGTTAGTGGTCGCTATCACGGGGTATGGCTTGCAGTGGTAAATTACCCCTGAAGAAATCGCTTGACACGTTTTCGCGGTTTCAGCCTTTTCATGGCTTTTTCATGGTCCGCCTTGGCTTGGTCGTAATCAAACCAAGCCTGATGATAGACTGAACAAGCCTGGTTATAGGCATCAATCGCCTTTTTCAGTGTCGCATCAGCTTGTTTTTTGGTTTGCATGGTGTCCTCCTGTATCAGAATAGAATTGTCCACGTCGCCAATAACACGGCGGCGATGAGTAGCAGGGCGGCCAGGTTCAGCCGTTCGGGTGCGCGGGTCATGGTTTCATCCTCCGATTATTGATATAGCTAGGTACGCCAATAACGCAGCCCAGCCGAGGACAGAGGCGATATCGGCAAAGAGGGTGTCGTTTTCGCGGGGTTTGTAGTCCTGTTTCATGGTTATATTCTCCTGTTATTTGGTTTTATGGCCTCGATCATGGCCTCGATGGCCTGATCGTAGGTATCGCGGTACTCGGTACTGATTACCCGTTCCCCGTCCCGTATCGATACCTGATACGGGGGCAGGGATTGGCAGGGCGCCGGGACTGACAGGGCAACTATCCCGGTCAGCCCGGTCGTGGCATTGTAGGCGGTGGTGATCATAGCGTCGCCCTACGTCGTTGATCGGCGGCGCTTTTGCGCAGGTCTTCAGCGGTGAAGCCGCGTTGTTTGCAGCCGGTACGTTCAGCCTCAAGAGCCATTTTATCCAGTTGATCGGCGCATTTTAAGTACTGTTTTCTCGCCTGTTCCGGGGTGCATCCGAACCGTTTTACCACGATATCCGGGGTACGGGTATAGGTAAGCCCCTCCCCCCCCTATGGCCTCTTAATATATATTTATTCATGCTTACATGGCTCCACGGCGCTTTGAAGGTGATAACAAGTATATGTTTCAGCCTGTGATCGCCTTCAGTTTAGCCAGTTTCTCGCTCAGTTCAGCCTGTAATGACGTGCATTCAGCCTTCTGCGCCCGTACCTCACTGCGCTCAGTCTCGGCCCTGCGCAATTCCTGCTCGGCCTGGTCCTTGATGACGGCTACAGACTCGTAATCGCTCACGGCCTTGGCTTTGAGGGCTTCGGCCTCGTCCATCAAGGCGTGTGCTTCGGCCTTGGCCTGCCCCATCAGCCTTGCTGTCTCGGTATTAGCGTCATTCTTGACCCTGGCAGCGTGGTCCAAGGCATCAGAAAGGGTTCTGTCAGCCTTTTCTTGTGTCTGGCGGGCCTTTTCCAGGGCTTTATCGAGGTCTTTGGCCTTGGTCAACTGATTGCGCTCGGCAATCATGGCCGCTTCCGCCTTTTCTATCTCCGTCAACCAATTCAACGCCTTTTCGGCGCTCAAAATGGTTTCTAAGAGGGTTTTTACCTCTGCGCTTTGCTTGGTTCCCGCTGCGATAGGTGTCAACATGGCATTAATCCGCGATTACTGTAACGGTGAGTCGGGTGTGATTGGGCACAGTCCGATAGATGATTGTATCCGCCGGGAGGCGCATATCCGCCGCCGTGGCAGGGTTGGCGTTGGCGCTAACCCTGAAATGGCAAGCTGTATCGGTGTGTAGCTCGATCAGCCTCGTTTTCTCGTTGAATTCAAGGGCCGCTTCCGATGATGCACCCACGGCGACCTTCT